ATCAGTAAAGCCTGAACCTACATCAACTCTTAGGGTACCTGTGGAGTCTGAAACACAGAGGCTGCCAACATATCCTGTACGTCGACCTTCACCTGGAATCCAGCCAGTAACAATCAGATCGCAGTCATTAACTTCCTTAAGTTTAATCCAGTTTCTGCTACGTTTACACTCATACACTGCATCAGTTTTACAGATAACTCCTTCACCACCTTTCTTAACAATTTCTTTATACTGATCCATCATTTCATTGACGTTATTGAAAGTCCAACGTTCAGATAGGCAAATATGATTACATGTACTCGTCAAATGTAACCAAAGCAGATTGAGCATATTTCTACGATCAGTGTATTTAACTTTACCTTTGCCTGCAGTCAGGGTATTCTGATGCTCAATGTCAAAAATGTTGAACATAAACTCTTTTGAAATTTCTCCATCTACCTTACCCTTAAGCATTCTGTTCAGTTTACCTGATACTGATTTGCGGTCATGGTCAGTTAGCTCACCATCAAAGAACCAACCTTCAAAATCAAAATTAGGATTTGCTTCTACGATTTTATGAAGTTCATTATTCACATACTTCATATGTTCAGTAGGTACCTGATTGAAGTTTCTGGTAAAATACTGGAAGTCGCCGTCTTTATAGATTGCAATAATACGAACACCGTCATATTTATGCTCACAGTAGATGGTGTCCCATTTTTCAATAAGCTCTACATCATCTTCTGAAAGCATCAAGCTTGGATTAGGTATCAGCTCACGACCTACGGCTTTATTGATAGACTTTGCCTGTATGCCGATGTTCAAGTTCTTAGTAAGTACATCGCTAAGTGTTTGTTGAACTTCAGATGGGAAACTAGATATTACCCATACTGCCTGTTCACGTAATTCTTTGTTTGCAGCTTTAACGCTCTTAAGCTTTTCTACAAGATTTTTAACATCTTCAAATGTATCTGAAGTCCCAAAGATAACACCATCACCCATGTCTAGCTTATTAAGCTTAGTAGTAATGAATGGATTGTAGGCAACTTCAAGCAGAAACTCCAGTTCAGGAGTTAGATTCTGCTTAAGTATACGCTGCATCTGGTCCTGTGAACCTTTGCCGGTACAGGCTGCAATTTCTTGCAATGTCTCTAGTGCTTTAATCATATTATGCATGTGTATGTTCTAATTGAAAAGTTAACTCTATTCCCCATGGGAGTTTATAAGCAGTGAAGCCTCCTGTTGCTACATTTGACACTGGTGATTCATCCCAGATTGCCTTTGTCATAAGATCTCTTGCGGTATTTCGCAAGTCATCAATATCTGGTACTTCATATCTGCCACCACCCATATACCATTTCCAATTTGTTTCCTGCATGTGTTTTAACACCGCATCGAAATTGAAGCTTTTCATGATTTCGTAGGCTTTTTGCTCAAGCTCAGAGTTTGTGAATTTTTCGTGTGCCATATTGTTATTGTTATGGTGTAAATATAACTAGACTGGGTTTGACCTGAAAGTTATTTGCAGCTTTTACTTTTTCCAGTTATTGAAAGCCCATGAGATATCTTCTGAAACATGAGACTTAGGTTGAGCAGGTTCGTACTTACTATAAGGATTGTAAACAGGCTTGCTGGTCTGCTCAGGCTTTATGCTTACAGCCATTGTTTTTAAGATACTGAATAGTCTGTGCGACTGGCCTATACTGATAATACTGTCTCTAACATTTTTATACACAAAAGCATTTGCAGATTCTTGACCTTCCTTTTCCAGTAAGTCCATTGCTTTAGCACCGACTTCATTGAATACATCTTCAGAAGGATTGATAACCGGCGCAACTTTGCAAATACCAATACCACTCAGCTTCTGCTTTTCAGATTTGCCGGACATCATACCACGCATTACACCGAAGCCGCTACGTCTTGATGCTTTATTGATAAGCTCTGCAGTCTGTTTATCTACAGGCTGTACTGTGTTGCCAGTTTTGTGATAGACAATATCTACACAACCATAAGATTCAACTGTGCTGCAAGAGACGCAGACCTTATAACCAAGATCAGCACGCTTAACAGGTATGTCGTTTTTACATTTAACACATTTCATAGTGTAAATATAACTAGAATCCTTTACAGTTCAAAGAAATCTTCAGAAAAGTGAGTTGCTGTTATTTTTAGATATAACATAGTTAGAAATAAAAGTAACCCTGTGATGAACAGTAGGCCCATTTTCCAATAGGGCTTCACGATGATCTGCAGTGCCATAACCTTTATTGCTTTCCCATTTATAGATAGGAAACTGTTCAGCAAGTCTAGTCATGTAATTATCTCTTTCAACTTTAGCCAGAATAGAAGCTGCAGCAATTGAATAGTAATTAGCATCACCTTTAACTACACAGGTATGCGGTATACCCCTGTAACCGTTAAATTTATCACCATCAACAATGATATGCTCAGGCGTTTGACCAAGACCATCAAGTGCCTTATGCATAGTTTTAAAGGTGGCCTGAAGTATATTGAAAGTGTCTATTTCATGGACAGAACCGTATGCTACAGAATAAGCTATGGCGTTCTTCTTTATAATTTCAACTGCTTCATTTCTTTGCTTCTCTGAAAGCTTTTTAGAGTCTTTAACCAGCGGATGGCTAAAATCTTTAGGTAAGATAACAGCTGCAGCTACTACCGGCCCAGCAAAGCATCCTCTACCTACTTCATCGACTCCTGCTTCCAGACAATCCTGTAAAAATGGTTTAAGTTTAGTCAAGTCTTTTTTCATCATACATCATAAAATAAAGTTCATGCTTGGGTCTAGTGATAGCAACATAATGTACATTCATTGACTCCTGATCTTCAATATCACCTGGATCAAATGAAACGCTCTTAAGCTCTTTATCATCAAGCTCAAGTCCATTATGCTCTATGATATCAGGTGAAAGTGAATTAACTACAACACAGGTTGGAAATTCACGACCTTTACTTTTATGAATGGTTGTAATGAATGTCTTGCTTTCAATATTCTCGTCAATAAACTGTATCAGCTCACTACCTTTACCAAAATCCGGCAAGATTCTTTTAAGCTTTCTATTCAACTGTGGTGTCACGCTTTCTTTCTTTCTAATAATATCCAGTTCATCTTGACTGAAGACGTTTTGATATTTCATAGGTATCTTTTTAAGCAAGAACTTTTCTTCAAGACTTCTGATAACGCTATTGGTTCTAGCCAAGATCACTATGTCTTTTTTCTTCATCAGCTTTAAGAGTTCGTTCTCATCAATTAGTTGCCTATGAACTTTACCTGGCTTATCAGAATGTGCTACTGCTTCAAGTGAACTATAGGTGTTAGAATGTTCTACTATATTATAGTCTGACCTGAAGTTTTTAGATAGACTGTATTCAACTGTAGGCTTATCTTGCTTAAGTAGCTTTTCAATCATATCACAGTTAGAACCAGAGAATGCATATATGCTTTGATTACGGTCACCTATCAGGTGATATGTTTTAGCTTTAAGCTTCAACAAGATCTTTAACTGCAGTGCTGACGTGTCTTGGTACTCATCGACAAACACATAGTCATAACGCTTATACATCTCATCATCCCAGGTTTTACTGTCAGTAAGACGAAGAGTCTCAACCAACATGTCAGTAAAGTCTCTACTGCCTGTCTGTTTAAGGAACCTAGTATATTCAATGAAAAAATCTGGTAGCCTAGACTTTACGTTCTCCTGTTGAAGCATCTTATACTTAGAAATTTGTGAACTGATGTATTCAGGTTCATTTTCTAATTTTTCAACCCTGCGCTTAAAGCTAATCTTCTCATCGATTCTAGCTTTATTACCAGGTGAGCAATTCTTTTTATACCAGTTTATGAAATGATGGAAGTCTGCCGTCTTCTTAAACTTTCTACATTTAGCCAAGGTTGAAAGGCAGAATGAATGTATAGTCGTAATATTGACCCTAGGGTTTTTGATACGATTCCTTAATTCATTTACTGCATCATTCGTAAAGCTAAAAAAGATAATCCGTTCTGGTTTAACACCTTGTTCTAAAAGCCAAACCAGTCTACCAGCTGCAGACGCTGTTTTACCTGAACCTGCAGTTGCTGTGAGTATCACAGATTCAGGTCCACTATGGGTAATAAATTTAAGCTGTTCTTCTGTAAATTTTGAAGCCATTTGATATCAATCAGTTATGATTATACTGAAACAGATATCAAAGTTTTTACAGTTTACTGTTTTCAGATTTCCATTTCTCGTATCTGTCAGTGATCTCGATAAGTATCTTGTCACGCATGATATCCTCTTTAGTGAAAACAAAGTCGCCAATACCCGTTATACCTTCAAGCATCTTTACAAAATTAGGCAAAGCAACCTTATTCTTTTCAATATCATATTGACTTACATCACCTGATACAACAACTTTACTACCTTTACCCATACGTGATATGAAAAGCATAAGTTGTCTAAAGTCTGCATTCTGCGCTTCATCAAGTATCATAATACAATCATGGAATGTACGACCTCTCATATAGGCAAGAGGCTCATACTTAATAAGATCAATTGATAATAACCAGCTGGCAGTATCTTTACCAACAATCTGAGATAAACAATCCATGTAACTTTCCATGAAAGGCTTAATCTTTTCATCAACTGTACCAGGCAGGAACCCAAGTTTTTCACCCGATTCCTGTATAGGCTTAGTAAGAATGATCTGACTTATTTTACCTTCTGCAAGTAATTGCAGCGCAGCATAAACTGTGGTAAATGTTTTTGAAGTACCTGCTGGCCCATGGCAGAATGTAACTTTGTTTCTTAGTATAGCATCCTTATATTCAGACTGCTTATCTTTAAGAGTAACATGGGCTAAATGAGCTAATGTAACCTCTGGTTGCTTAGTTCTTCTTGATGTTTTGCTTCCCAAATTCTTGAGCTTTTTGTTTTATTAAAACCAATTCATGGCACATTTCATATTCTTCATATCGCTCAAAGTATTCTATTACTTTGTCGATAGCACGTAATCTAATCTTAACATCATAGGGAATTTCAATGACCTCATCTAAATCTTCATAGATAATAAAGATATCGTTGACATCTGACTTCAGCATACAGCTGTAGCTTTTTCTGATAAGCTTATCCAGCTCATCATCTTTAACTGGCTTTTCCATACCATGGGGTATTAGTGTTATTAGACCTTTTCGTTTTTATCCCATTTAGAAAGTATATCTTTCCAAAGGCCCTTAAGATCTTCAGCCTGTTCTTTTAGAGGCGGCACCTCTGTTTTATGTTCTGTCTTATGATTAGTTATTCTAACCAATGCAAATGACTTAACTACATTAGAAATGTTTGCTCCTACCACGAAAATAAGTAGGATAGTTCCTAGAAAATTGTACCAAGTACTTAAAATGAATTGAAGTGTTTCCATGTTATTTCTTTTTAGCCTTTTCGGCCTTTTCTGCCTCTTGCTTTTTCTTTAAAGCTTCGGCTTTCATAAAAATTTTATAGTCTAATTGTGCAAGATTTGAAACAATAAGGGCTTTTCTATACTTCAGTGTTTCAATTGAGGCTTTATCAGCATCTCCTTTTTGTAAAAGATCCTGAGCCTTTTGGGCTGAAGCATTTGCTTTATCCATATTGGATCTTATCTTATCCTTTATAGCATCAATCTTTTGGTTACGAATAGCATCATCCGTTAAACTATCACCTGCTGCTTCGTTTATAAATATATCGTATTTACTAACTAACTGTTTCAAATTTCAATATATCTTTTTTAACCTCAATAAGGTATGCGCATTTTTCATATTCTTCTTTCTGCTCGAAGAATTTAATCATGTTATCAATAGTTCTAACCTTTACTTCAATGTCAGTAGGTGCATCAATCGCTTCTTGTCTGAAATTAAGTAATAGGTCATATCCTGTATTAAAGAAACGCTCTCTGTTCATTTCCTTCAGGATCGAAACTAAATCATTTACCTCATCCATATAGTATATATCAACTTTAAAGCTTTATCAAAAAATGAAGTATCTTCTTAATAACATATTCGTAACCTGGACTCTTTTCAAAATGTGGACTAACGGCAACAACATGACCTGAACCATATTTAGAATGTACTGCTGCAGGTGTATCAACAACTTGACCAGGCGTACCATTTTCCGAATAGATGTCTTCAGTAAATGTCATCAGTATATTTTCTTTAACAGGAAAGTCTCCAACAAACTTTTGCCATACAGGTCCATTGTGGTAGTAAATTCCAGGTAGAATATCTTCTTTTATTTTTAGAAGCTTCTTACCACTATCTGTCACCTTGAAAGTCATATTAGTTTCACCTCTATGGGCATTTACTTTATCAACCAGCTCATAGTTAATTAAACCTAAAGACCATTCATATCCAGAAGATAAGGCATAAGCACCTGCACATGTTCCCAATACTTTACCGCCATTTCTTACATAAGTTATTAAGGCAGATCGTCCCGCCCATTCCAGAGTATTACATATCTTACTTCCGCTTCCGCCTGGTAATATGATACAGTCATAATCTTTAAGAGTATCATAGACAAAGTCACCAGCTTTCAGCACAGATAAGTCTTTGATTAAACCAGACCTATAGTGTTTAAGCCACACATTAATTGTATTAGATGTTACGCCATCGCTGATATAGAGTCCTATCTTTTTATTTTTCATAAGTCTTTAATTTTTCAATAAGCCCTTTCTCCTCTTCAGTAATCTGTTTAGGAAATACAGGTCTTATCTTAATCATCAGATTGCCTTTTTTATCACTATCATAATATGGCATACCGCATCCTGCTATGGATAATGTACCTTCAGTCATCGGTGATATAGTATGCATCAGTGAACCTTCGGGTGTTGGTATTTCAATAGTACCACCTGCCATAATTGTATAAATGTGAACGCTGAGATCTATAAACAGATCAGCACCTCTTCTTATGAATCGATCGTCCATAAGCACAGTAGGTATAATTATAAGATCCCCTTTATTCAGAGCAGAGTTATAAGGGTGTGGATGACCTAAACCTCTTATTCTCAACTTCTGACCGGTTTCTACACCTTTCTTAATGTTTATCTTATATGACTTACCATTTAACTGTATGTCTTTACTAACACCAGTATAAGCCTCTTGCATTGTTAAGGTTACCTGTATAAGGATATCAGGACCCTTTCTAGCACCATTGCTTCCATATATTTCATCAAAGGCTTGAGACCAGCCCTGTGAAAACATAGTATCTCTCATGAAATTAAAGTCATCGCTGTACTGAGTTCTATTGCTTGAACGATTATAGTTAGCCCTTTTTTGTTCATCACCTAGAACCTCATAGGCTTCAGATATTTGCTTAAACTTTTCTTCAGCTTCTGTATCACCTGGATTTTTATCAGGGTGATACTTTACGGCTAAAGATCTATAAGCTTTCTTAATATCTTCTTGACTGGCACCCTTCTCGACACCCAGTATTTCATAAAAGTTTTTCATTAAATGGGATTAGAGATCAAGCTTACTTTCATTTAACTGCTTGGTCTTCATTGCTCTACTCTTCTTGTTTTCAGTGAGCATTTTTTCAGTTAAAAGATTTTGAGCTTCAATAGCTTCTGAAAGCTTGTTTAAAGATTTGATAAGTAGGGGTAAATCATTTTCATAATACTTTTTACCCATTATAGTTTTGTGAAATTCCATATCCTTTATTGTTTATATGGTTACTGAAGTAAACGGTTTACATATGAATCTGCGTTGGCCAGTGGCGGCTGTGTATCGGATGAAGATAGGATATCAATGTTTGAGCCCTTTATTCTTCTCTTCAATCTACGCTTAGGTGTCATTGGAAAGATGTTATCATTTTTACTAACGTTTCCTACACCTTCAGTACCTGTATTAAGTATGCCTAAACCCTCGTTTACAAATTGCGAAAATGATAAAAGTTTCATGGGACGATTACTGCTTTTTCATAAGGTATTGTACCACCTTTTACTCTGAAACTCTTATTTGGCTTATTATCACCACAGTTACATCCGCTGTTAGTAGTGAACACACCATATTGGTCATATATCTCACCGACTCTAAACATAACACCTCTAGACGTTTTATGATTTTTTATAATCTTTATTCTACCTGTAGGCTTTTTAATTACAGTATTGATACCGTTCATTAGTCCTTTTTACTTTCTGCCTTCTTTTCAAGGTTCTTTAATTGGATGTCAGCTGCAACAGAATCTGTACCTGCTTCAGCCTTTTTATGAACAAGCTTTGCTTTAGTTATTTCATCCTGCTTGACATTGTCTTTATTTTCAACCTTATCAAGAGCCTCTTTAGCTTTAGCTTCAGCCTGTTTAGCAGTCTTTAATTTATCAGCCATATCTTTTTGCTTCTTACGCTCTTCTGCAGCCTCTGAAGCTTCAAATAAGAATTGGCTAAAGTTTTTATATTTCATCTTTCTTAAGTTTTTTACGTGAGTAGAAATAAAGCCCAAAGAACAGTCCCGACAGGCAATAAAAAATAGCGTCCGTAATCCAGTATGAACCTGTCAAGTCCATAACCATTTTGAATGCTGCATCGAATCCAAAAGGGTTGAAAAAAGTTGCAAAGATTAAGTAGAGTGTTGGTCTGTCTATCTTCTTTAGGGCAACTGTCACCTTCTTCCTGTTCTTTAAGTTCACAATTTGATGTACTGCTTTCCATGTTTTTATTTTATTTGTCGCCACTTAACTTACGTCTGGTTTCCATGTTTCTTTTTACTAAAGCACTTTCACCATTCGCAAAGTCTTGATAAGGAAGCGACTTGTCCTCAACTGTATGTGGGGTTGGATATAAATAATCAACCTTCTTTGTAGCAGACTGTCCAATTCTTTTATCCCAGTATTCTTTAAACTGGAGAACACTACCTCTAAAATATCTGATGTCTTCTAAATTAGGATCCTGTTCATCACTGGATTGCACAGCCTTCTCAAATACAGCATATGACTCTATAAATTTCATATAGTATATATTAGGGCCACCACAGATGGCCCTAATTATTAGATCTTTTTACCGCAAGTTGCGCAGAACTTCCATGTGGCTTTAAACTTAGTACCACAGTCAGTACAGTAATGTGCAGTAGCAGCTTGCTTTTTAATGTCCTGTGAATAGACCTTCTTTTGACTAATAGGTAAAATCTTGACCTTTGTCCTAGAACAAGGTATAGATTCAAATTCCATATTAACTTCTACAAACTCTTGATTGCTTTTTGAACCTTCTGCAACTCGACCAGTTTCAGTAAGTCTTTCTTTGAAAGGTTGTTCAGAACAGAACATAGACACGCTGTTATCAAATTCAACGTATCCTGAGGTGTTTGTAAAATAACAATTAGAATCCGTTAACGTTGTAAAGCTACCTGCGCTTCCTGTAAGCGGTGATCCTATATTAAATAAACCGTTTTGCCAGTTGCCTGATCTCCAGTTAGCGCCTTGATCGTAATAGTGACCACCTGTTGAAGGATTGATATAGGTATAAATTTTCTTTGCGAAAAACTCTACCTCTACTGAACCATTATTTTCAATAGCCTCTTGTACCTCTTTTGAATTACCTACCTGATAGGTCTCAAATTTAAAGCGGTTATTTTTGTCAAGATATCTTTCAAGCCAGATTCTTTCACCTGGTCTAACAATAATGCCAGACTGGCTAATGCTTTGACCATTAAGCTTAATAACGGCTAAGACTTCTACTTTACTTGGATTGAATAATTCGATCTCGAACTCTTGACCATCTTCGAGATAAACATTACCGTCGTATTGTTTAAGACGGTTCTTTTTTGTGCTGATGTTAGCATAGGGTTTTTTACCAAACCCACATGTGCTGGTTGTAATGTACGACATACTTCTTTACTTTATTTTAGTTTAGCGGTTACTAATCTCTTTGTCCTTTCGAACTCTCGGCTATCTGTGGTAGCCCGAGACCAATAACATGAAGTTATTAAATTATATATCAGTTATACCGCGATCGGTACGTTCTTAAAGTTAGGGTGGCTTGTATAGTCTACTATTTCAAAGTCATCATAGCTATAGTGAGTCACGTTCGCACGCTTGTTCTTAATGACAAGTCTAGGTAAGTTCTCATGTGGCTCTCGGCTGATCTGTTCTTTCGCGAAGTCAAGGTGATTGTTGTACAAATGAACATCGCCTAAGTTGCATATAAGCTCATCTGGAATCATATTTACAACATCAGCTAATAGATGTAACAGTAAAGCGTAGCTTGCAATGTTGAATGGTAAACCTAAGAATGTATCTACTGAACGCTGGTTCCACATTAAAGATATCTTTCTTTTCGGTGTAGTATCTTTAGCAATTTCCTCTACGATATAAACATTCTCTAATTCAACGTTGGTGTTTTTCATAACCCATTGAACTTGCTCATCCCATGTCAATTCTCTTGTATAAACCTGGAAGCCATAGTGACAAGGAGGCAAAGCCATCTGATCAACTTGAGCTACATTCCATGCACTGACCATTAATCTTCTACTATCAGGATTATTCTTTAGGTCTTCTACTAGTTTATTGATCTGGTTGATACCTTCAAAGTATACTGAGCCACCTGCCATTGTTTGATGCCTTCTACCAGCTTCACCACCCCAGTCAATCCATTGTTTACCGTACACCGGTCCTAAATCACCAAACTGTTTAGCAAAACTTTCATCTAAAACTATAGCCTCATTAAACTCTTTGAGGTTCATCATTCTAGTAATATTCAGATTTGGATCATCTATATGATATCTGTAATCAGGCTCTTCAAGCCTTGAAGCATAATCGTAATAGTTCTGATATGGCCATTCAGACCAGATAGTAACACCTTCTTTGACTAGACTTCTAATGTTTGTTTCACCTCTTAGGAACCAAAGTAGCTCATGCGCAACCGACTTAAAGTGAACCTTTTTAGTGGTAAGAAGAGGAAAGCCTTCAGTCATGTCAAATTCAAGCTGACGACCAAACACTGACACTGTACCAGTACCCGTCCTGTCCTCTTTTGAAACACCATTATTCATTATATCTTTGATCAGATCAAGATACTTTTTATCTAGACTATTCATTTGAAAAAAGTTTTATAAGTTCTTCTGTATTACCTTCGTCTAATAGTTTAACTACTTTAGATGAAAACACATCTTCACAAAAGATAGCATCCGGTTTAGTTACATAGATGGTGACACCTTCTATGCCTCTTGCTTTGAAGACTTGAGTAAGAGAATTTTGGTTAAGAGTACGTTTATTAAAGCCCATATTTTATATTATGGCCAGTATTAAAATAGTTTAATGAACATTGGTAAAATAAACAAATGGGAAAAAGTTTTCCATTTGCTGTCTAAAGTCATCAGTCCTGATAGCAACCTCTGGCTCTTTAATAGAACCAGTTGGGTCATCGTCTATAAGTTCTTGCCAGTACTTAACCTTAAATGAATCTGGTTCAGTTTCATTTTTACATAAGAAGTATTCATACTTATCTCTCTTATTAGAGCTGTCAAGCATGATATGATGTATCTCATTATTGTACTGAAGCATTCTTTCATCGTCTAGGTTATAAAAGATACCAACCTTTTTTAAGACCCAACCTACACCATTTCTATTGATAATTGAAATATAGGCCAGCTTACCTTTATCCCAGTCTGTGGCATAATAATCTATCTGATGACCGTTTGCATCAATAGACCCATAATTACCAGAGGCTTCAAGTAGGAATTGACCAAAGTTTTTAATGCTACTCATGTTCTAGATATTTATCAAGAAAGCCATTGTCAACTAGTTCTCTGGCAAGCATTTTAGATATGATAGAATCGCTTGGATAATGTACACCACCTTTTACGCGACTCATTGTAATCCTTTCTGCCATATCTAATAACTGCATTGATTTTTCTGGATATCTTTTAGCTAAAAGAAAAGCAACCCTGTATGCATCAAAGGCATGACCGCTTGGATAAGCTGGGCTATTAGCGCTGGTTGCAAGATACGGATATAGGTTTATAGAATACTGATATGCTAATTGTAAAGGTCGAGGTCTCTGATAGTGATACTTTAACGAAAAATTTATACAGTCAGTCTCTTTGTGAAATCTTTCAATTTCTTTTTTACTAATGCTTGGTATGTTAATGCCCTTAATAAAATTAAACCAGATTTCAGCATGATCTTCTTCACACTGTATGATAAACTTTTTATCTTCATCGGTTAATGCATCCTGCAGAGATATCATATAATCGATTTCGGCTTTAGCAACTCTTTCACCGCCTTCAACAAAGCTTTGCCACGGCATACTATAATACTTATTAAGTATACCGCTCTTCATAATGGTGTCACATAGCTCATTAGGATTAAGCATGGTCTCCATTTGATAATGTGTAGGATTTCCATAGACAAAGCCTTTACGTGTTGCCATAGGTTTAGGCACACTCATAGATTTCATTGCTTGTCTAAAGGCGTTTGCTATCATGGGTTATGTATCTTGAATCTTGAATTTATATGTTTCATGTTCAGGTAGATCTACCAGCTCAAGACTAAGAATCCATAGAAATTCACCGGCAGTTATATTTTCTATTTCATAAGTTGTAATATAGTATTGACCTGTTACATCATCTTGCATTGGGCTAAAAATACCCCAATCTGAATACATCTTACCCGCATATTCAGTATGCTGCTCGTTTGTAATATACGCTATCTTTATCATGCTCTTCCTAGTAAGGTTTGATATTGTTGAACTATATTGTTAAAATCTGTCACTTCTGAAACAGTTAATACAGTTGGACCCCAGGCCATCAGGGCCTGTCTTCTTAAAGATCCCAGACCTGCGTTTGTAGCAAAGAAGTAAGGTCCGGAAAAGCTGTTATTAGTACCTGCAGTATGGGTTGAAAAGCTTGAACCATTTCTATACAAAGTTGTTGTTAAACTAAAACCAGGTGCGTTTGTTATCCAGAATCCAGTTGTTGTTGTATTTACAGTCGATACACCGCCTGCACCAAATGTACGCGAGAGTGCATTCGTACCATTAGTTGCTTGAAAGTCAAATCGGTTAACTATACCCCAATGGTCGAAACCGTTTGTTGTATTTTGCTCATTGATGTAAAGTGCAATAAACGCTTGATTCCAACCTAAAGTAGTCCATGACGACGAACCAGTAGGTGTAAGAGCAAATGATGCAGTTGTCTGAGGGTCCATACCCTGTGAAGTATGTGTAAAAGACCCTGAAAGAGAAAGTGAGGACAGTGATATAACATCTCTGACCTGAGTTGCAGCAGTAGTACCGAGCACCGGAAAAAGAAATGCAAGTTTAGCAAATATGGTAGTATTTCTAAGATTAGTAATCAAATAGTCTAGAGCTGTTTGCTCTATCTGAAGAAGGTTGGCTGCACCTACGGTATTGATAAATCTGTTAGTGTAAATATCGAAATTTGGATTGATAGTATA